TCCGCCGTACGATGCCGTCGGAGGTAGTTTCATCAGGCTGTCCGCCGGTATGACCAGCCTAATCTCCGACCCCGGGACCGTTTCCGTCCGTATCCGGAGGACTTCGCTGGTCGAACTGTCCGACCGGGTCAGTTCCTCCCGGATCTTCTCCTGCGTTGCCTTTCGGGTGCTCGTGCAGGCGGTTAAGCACAGGACAAGTATCGCGATGTTTGCAACTGTTAGCGGTATCGATGGCTTTGCGAAGGCGAGCCATCTCACGCGTGTTACGTGCCAACTCTTTCTTTGTCTCGTTAAACTCATCTTTCAAAGGTTTTACGATGTTCTCCATCAATATGCGGGTGGCGTGCTCAGCGTTGTCTATTCGCACCGCCTCGGCCTCCGCTTTCGCCATTTCAGCTTCGGAACCGGCCTTGCGGACGGTAGACTTTAAGGTCAACAGGCCGATAATGGTTGCCAGCAAACCGCCACCCAGTGCGATGTTCAAAAATTCACTGAGCTCCATAGGACTACCTGTTTATGACTTGCTTCCCGACTTTTTAGCGATAAGGCCGATAAGCCATTGAACCAGTCCCGTGTCCGCAATCCCGTTCGCCACGAAGGAGGCTCCTAAACCGTAAAGCAGGGCGATATACCATTGGACGTCCGATACGAATCCGGCATCAAGCCACCATAGCAACATGGCGGCCGCCATACCGACACACCAACTGACAAGCTGGGTAAGCAGTCCGTTCATCTTGGGAAACAGGGCTTTGATACCTTCCGTCAGCAATACCACACAACCGGCAAATCCGGCAAAAGTGGCGATCATGCTGTCATAATCTGTACCGGTGGATACATCGCCCGTTTGGGCAAATGCGGCTGATACAAACACGAGTATCAGCATGAAAAAACAAATCAACTTTTTCATTTCATTCTTCTTTTTATGGGTTTATTCCTATTGATTTCAACCAAGTCTGCACGTTGAACGAGGGGCAGGCTTTCGCCGCCAGCTGGTTGTGGCCGACAATCTCCACGTCGGGGAAGCGACGATGAAAATCCTTTACGTAGGTTTCCATCGCTTTCCGCTGTGCGAGGGTGCGGGTGTCCACGGGGGTCTTGCCGTCGGCGGCGACACCGCCCACGTACACAACGTGCCGAGCTGTCGTGTTGTACCCTTTTGCCCCGTTGGTAATCTCCCATGAATCGACCTGCGCATCCTCGTTGTTGTCCACCAGCCTCTCCACACGGCCGTCGAGGTGTATCATATCGGTGTATCCTACCTGCTTCCAGCCCCGCCCGACAGGGGGTGCGGAGGTGTGCCAGCGACGGATCTCGTCAGCCGTCACCTCACGCCCTTCGGGGGTGGCGGTGCAATGCAGGACCAGATATTTCAACTTTCCCATGACTTATGCTCCTTGTTTGGCTTGCGAGATGGTTATCTTAGCGGTTTTCGAGTTGTCGGCATTCAGGGTAATGGTCAGAGTCCCACTTTTCGCATTGCCCGTGTCATTGGCCTCTGCCGAAATGGTCACACCGGTTTCGGTTTCTTCTACCTCAAAACCAGCCGGAGCGGCGCCTACGGTGTATTCACCGCTGGCTGTTACGGTCACTTCCTTGCTGCCACCCTCTGCCGGAATAGCCACCGTGGTCGGGTCGGCAGAAATGGTTTTTGCAGTCGGCTGAAATACGGGACTTTTGCGGCTGTCCAAAACCACGGTCTCCTCCCCGAAAGCGATATTGGTATCAGCCTTCATCAGCATCTTGAAGAAGTACAACTCGCTGGCATTGGAAATCTTGTCTATCTGAATGACATTCTCATCGTCTTGCAGATTGACGGCGGCGAACAGGTTTCCGTCTGCGCCCATCGAACACAACGTGGCCACAATCAGATCGTCGGGCCATGCAGCCAAAGTCTCGATGGCGATACCCTTGTAACGTCTGGCATTGACGTCCGTCTCGCTGGCGTTTTTGGCCTCTCGTTCCGTCAACTCGTCATCGTACTTGTCGAAATCATCGATACTCATGATAATACGCAGGTTCGGGTTGTTGCGGATTGCTTTGGGGATAGCGCTCCGAACGGCTTTCAACTTGCCGAGCATGGTTGTTTCCTCGCTGTCCACGATGATGAGTTCCGTATCTTTGGCCATTTGGGTGAGGATACCGTTAAACAGATGGTCATCATCGTCTCCGTATTCGCCGTTGATGTAATGGTCACCTAATTCGAACTGTACCTGTTTGGCCAGTTCGGCCAACAGCGCATTCTAGGCTTCGGGAGGCAATTCGGCGAACACGAGGTTGCCTTTCGGCTGCCACTTGCGCCAGATTTGCTCGAAGGCACGGGGATTGAACACGGTGAAGGCCATGAAATCCTTCGGATCGAGGCTCTTTTCGTCATAATTGAAATTGCCCTTCGAATCTTCCACACCGGGATTTTCCTTGCGTTTTTGGAGCATCTTCCCGCTTTTCAGACGGGGCAGGCTGATTTTCTTCTCCACACCGGGAATGACCATAATCAGGCCTTTCTCCACGATTTCGTTGCCGGTGGCGGCGAGGGTCAGCAGCTGCTCCAGCACCTCGCCGTTGTAATTGGTGTTTTTTACTACTATCGCCATCGTTATTGTTTATTAAGTTTGTTGTTGATTTCCTTCATTCGCTTGCTCCACGGGCTCTCGTCTCCCGGGTCCACTTTCAGGTCCTCCATGACCTTGCGTTTCGGGGCAAGCGCCTTTAACGCCTTTTCTCCTTCCTCCGGGTTGGATTTCAGGATATTCTCATATACAGGACGCATTTCGGCATTGATGCGCCCGTCTGCCTCCGCAGCGTCGAGCAATGCCTTGCGTGCGGCTTCTTCATCGGCGGCCGCCTTGTCCTCAAACTCTTTCAGCCTGGTTTTCAGGTCGTTGTTCTCATTTTCCAGACCGGCGACACGGCCCGCTTCCCTTGCGTAGGACTGAGCCTGCGCGATTACTTCCTCCTCGCTCTTGCAATTGGCAAACGAGGGGTGCTTACGAATTTCCTCCAAGTTCATCTTGCTTTTGTTTTGTGGCTCCATGAGCCGGTTGTTGAATAAAGTGTATATCTGTTCCGGGGTACTGCCCGCCGGAACCGGTTCCGCGTCATAGATACCGTCGATAAAGCCGAGGCGGAGCGCATCGTCTGCCGTCAGCCAATGGTCCTCGCCGTCAAAAAACGTGGCCTTGACTTCCTCCTTCGTCATGCCGAGACGGGCGGCGTATATATCCCCGAGGCTGTCCTCGAGGCTCTCTATCTCTTCGATGCATTTCTGCATCTCCTTTTTATTGCCATAGCAGCCTCCGCTCACGCTGTGCAGCATCAGCCTCGCATACTTGCTCATCTCTACCGGTTTTCCGCACAGGGCGATCACGCTGGCCATGCTGGCCGCGATACCGTCCACATAGATGTGTACGTCCGCCTTGCTGTTTTTGATGGCGTTGTAGATGGCGATGCCGCAATACACATCGCCGCCGTTGCTGTTGATGCGGACATGGATTCGGCTCCCCGCCTTTTCGGCTTCCAACAGTTCCCGGGCCACCCGTCCGCTCTGTACTTCGTAATAGTCTCCGATGTCACCGTAAAGGAAGATGGTGCACACTCCCTCCGCATCGGTCTGTATGTTGAAAAATCTGCTCATATCTGTCTGGTTTTAGCACATAATCACGCTGGGTTCACATCGCAAAAATGCGACAAATCAACAGCGTATGAAAATTGTATTTTTACCGTGTAACGGTATGATGTCATGGTGGTTTTGTAAAGTCTCATCATGCGGAACGATTTTTATTTCGCGGGATTTTTAGGGCATTTTTGCAGTTGAATCACAAGAATTAAAGCACTATGGCAGATTTGACGAACGCCCAAAAGAAGGAATGGGCCAAGACTTTATACTTGCGGGAGAATCTCACGCAACAGGAAATCGCGGAGCGTGTGGGAGTGTCCCGCGTGACAGTGTCCAACTGGGTGCGTGCCGGGAAATGGGAGGAACAGAAAGCCGGGCTGACACTCACCCGGCAGGAACAGGTGGCCAACCTGTACCGTCAGGTGGCGGAAATCAACCGGGCCATCTCGGCACGGGCGGAGGGGGAACGGTTCCCGAACTCCAAAGAAGCCGACATTCTCGGCAAGCTGTCGGCCGCCATTCGGAACATGGAACAGGAAACCGGAATAGCCGATATCATCAGCGTGCTCACCTCCTTCATCGAGTGGCTGCGGCCCCTCGACCTCGACAAGGCCAAAGAACTGATAAGACTGGCGGACGCTTATATCAAGGACAAACTATAAACGGGAGGCTCATGAAACAGATCGACAGAACAGCCCTCCTCGACTGGGAGAAGTTCAAGGAGGACATCGATAGGGCCACGCCGGTGGACAAATCCATGTCCGCCGCCGACCGGGAGAAGCACCGCCGGTATCTCGAAAGGCATCCGGTGGAGTGGATCAAGTTCTTCTTTCCGAACTATGCCAAGTATGAGTTCGCCGATTTCCAGAAACGGGCCATACAGCGCATCATCGCACACGACGAATGGTTCGAGGTGCTTTCGTGGAGCCGGGAGCTCGCCAAGTCTACCGTCTCCATGTTTATCGTCCTGTTCGTCACGCTCACCGGGCGGAAGAAGAACGTCATCATGACCTCCAACAGCAAGGACAACGCTGTCCGGCTGCTGGCTCCTTACCGGGCCAATTTGGAGGCCAACGGCCGCATACAGGCCTATTACGGAAAACAGGAGACGCCCGGCTCATGGACGGAGGACGAGTTCGTCACCAAAGGAGGCGTGGCGTTCCGTGCAATCGGCGCGGGACAGTCGCCCCGGGGTTCGCGCAACGAGGCCATTCGCCCGGACGTGCTGCTCGTGGACGACTTCGACACGGACGAGGACACTAAGAACCCGGACACGATACAGAAGCGGTGGGACTGGTGGGAAAACGCCCTGTATCCGACGCGATCTATCTCGGAACCGACGCTCGTCATCTTTTGCGGAAACATCATCGCCAAAGATTGCTGCGTGGTACGGGCCGGGGACATGGCCGACCACTGGGACATCGTGAACATTCGAGACAGGAACGGCCGCTCCACTTGGCCGGAGAAGAACACGGAAGAGTTTATCGACCGCACGCTGTCCAAAATATCCACCAAAGCGGCGCAGGGAGAATACTTCAACAACCCGATTTCCGTCGGGGAGGTATTCGAGACCATCGCCTACGGCAAGGTTCCGCCCTTATCGAAATTTAAATTTCTGGTCGCCTACGGTGACCCGGCGCCGGGCGAGAGCAAGGGAAAGAAAGGCAAGTCCTTCAAGACGGTCTCGCTGCTCGGCAAACTCGGGGGACGGCTTTATGTCATCAAGACCTTTCTCTCCCAAGCCTTGAACGCCGAATTCATCGGTTGGTATGTCAAACTGTTGGAGTTCGTCGGCGGAAAAGCCACCGTGTATTGCTACATGGAGAACAACAAACTGCAAGACCCTTTCTTTCAGCAGGTGTTCAAACCGCTCGTGGCCAAAGTCCGGAAAGAGCAGAAAATATCGCTTTATATCCGGGGGGACGAGAAGAAGAAAACCGACAAGGGAACCCGGATAGAGGCCAACCTCGAACCCTTGAACCGGGAGGGGAACCTGATCCTTAACGAGGCGGAGAAGGACAATCCGCACATGAAAGAACTGGAAGATCAGTTCAAGCTGTTCACGCTTTCGTTACGCTATCCGGCGGACGGCCCGGATGCCGTGGAAGGAGGCAACCGCATCATCGATGAACTCATACATCGGTCGGAGCCTCCGGTGGTCAAGACCCGGAGAGAGTTGCGGAGACGGAACAAACGAAGATTATAACCCTTTAACCCCTATACCTATGAGTCAATTTGTCGAATTGAGGGACTATGACGCGAGTATCCACCGCGACATTCTGGATGCCCTCGTACGGGAGGACGAACCCATCATCGAAATATGCGAGGACAGGGCTATCGCCGAAATGCGGTGCTACCTGTCGAAACGCTATGACTGCGACAGAATCTTCTCCGCCACCGGGGAGGAAAGGAACCAATTGGTATTGATGATGGTCATCGACATCGCGGTCTATCACATTTTTTGTATCCACAACCCCCAGAAACTCTCGCCCATGCGGAAGGACCGGTACGAACGGGCCGTAGAGTGGATGAAGGCGGTGGCGGCCGAGGAAATTTCCATCGAGGGGGCGCCGCTCCTGCCAGCGGAGGAACGGGCCGGAAACTCGAACTTCCGCATCGAGAGCAACCGAAAAAGGACAAACCACTGGTAATCACATAAGACTATGGCAAAGAAACAAAAACGGAATAACCGGGGCATCATCACCGTCGGAGGTAATCTGACGCTTCCCGGACAAAAGAGACCGAATGTCATCGTGCTCACCCAGCCCAAACGGTTCGGCATCGACATTGCCGACTATATGACGGCCATACGCGCCGCCGAGAACGTGGATTATTCAAGGCGTTACAAGCTATATGACCTGTATGCCGACATTCTCATGGACACGCACCTCACCTGCGTGATCGAGAAACGGAAGAACGCCGTGCTCTGCTCCGACATCGAGTTCCGCAGGGACGGCAAGCCGGACGACGCGGTGAACGAGCAGATTCGTTCCCCGTGGTTCAACCGGCTGGTCGGCGACATCATCGACGCCAAGTTCTGGGGCTTTTCCCTCTGCCAGTTCTACCGGGAGGGGGAATGGGTGGACTACGACCTTATCCCCCGCAAGCATGTGGATCCTGTAAGGCGGATTATCCTCCGTCATCAGACGGACATCGTCGGCCTGCCGTGGGAGAATTATTCCGACCTGCTGTTCATCGGCAGTCCCGACGACTTGGGGCTGCTGGCGAAGGCGGCGCCGTGGGTCATCTACAAACGGAACACCACCGGCGACTGGTCGCAGTTCTCCGAGCTCTTCGGTATGCCCATACAGGAGTATGTCTATAACTCCGATGACGAGCAGTCCCGCCAGCGGGCGATAGAGGACGCCGCGAATATCGGAAGCCTCGCACAGTTCTTCCACGACGAGGACACCAAACTCAATTTTATAGAAGCCGGCAACAAGACCGGTTCGGCCGATGTGTACGAACGGCTCTGCGAGCGGTGCAACAACGAGATTTCCAAACTTGTCCTCGGCAATACGCTGACGACCGAATCCTCGGAAAACGGCACGCAGGCTTTGGGTACTGTCCACAAAAAGGTGGAGGACAAGGTGGCCGAGGCTGACAAGCGGTATCTCCTCGACGTGCTCAATTACGACATGGCCGATATTTTCGCCCGCATGGGCATCGACACGGCCGGGGGGAACTTCTGTTTCCCGGAGAAGAAGGAGATAGACCCCACGGCGAAGGTCAATATCCTCACGCAGATCGCCCGGCAGTTCGACCTGCCGGTCTCCGACGACTACCTCTACGAGGAGTTCGGCATCGAGAAGCCGGCCGACTACGACCGATTGAAAAGAGAGCGGGAAGAGGCGCGGAAAAGGGAAGAGGCCGCCGCTAAGCGGCTTCAACAGCAGCAACGGCAAAAACCGGAGGAGGAAGAAGAGGCTGAGGAAGAGGAAGAACCCGAGCCTGAACCTGACCCGGAACCCGAGCGAAAAAACTCCTTCCGTGACCGGCTGGCCCGTTTTTTCGGAAAAGCCCCGTCGGGCGGCGGGGCAGTTTTAGACTGGTAGTCGACCGCCTTTATGAGGCGAAGGAGGGTGAGGTCTCCTCGGGCTTCGAGTTCTCCGGCGAGGTGTTGCGCCGCGCCTTGCGGAACATATACGGCAAGAACTTCCACCCGATGACCGACATCGAGATAAACCTGTTCAACGAGATTTGCGACCGGATAAACGAGGCCGCCCGAAAAGGACTCGACGAATCCGGGACTGTGGATCCGGACGACGACTTCCGCACGGCCATTCTGCGGAACAACGAGGTATTCGCGGCATTCAAGGTGCACCGCATGCAGAACGACATGGCCAAATTATTGTTGGATTCGAACGGCAATCTAAAACCGTTCGAACAGTGGCGGAAGGAGGTGATGCCCATCGCCTCGCATCAGGTGGGGCAGTGGCTGCGTACCGAATATAACACGGCTGTTATTCGTGCCCATCAGGCGGCCGACTGGCGGCAGTTCGAGAGGGAGAAAGACGTCTTGCCCAATCTGCGGTGGATGCCTTCCACCTCGGTCAATCCCGGGAAGGATCACATGATATTCTGGGGGACAGTTCGCCCCATCGATGACCCGTTCTGGAACGAGCATCGCCCGGGTGACCGCTGGAACTGCAAGTGCGACCTCTCCTCGACGGACGACCCGGTGACCGAAATCCCCGACTTCACGAAAAAGGACAACCCGCACCCCGGGCTGGACAACAATCCGGGGAAGGACGGCAAACTGTTTTCAGATTCGCACCCATATATAGAGAATGCGTATAAAGGGGCAAAGAAAGCAGTTGATAAGCTGACGGCTCGCATCGATAAAATGATTGCTGAAATGCCGGATAATCTTACAAAAGAAGAAAAGATTGCCATTGCCAGAAATAACCTTGAAATTGAAAAGGCCCTCAAAATTATAAAGAAGAAGCCGATGAGTGTGGAAAAAGCAGATAAGCAGAATGCCAACCCGAATCATGTAGATGAGTTCATTTTGGATTCCAAAGGGGCTTATCAGGACAAAAAAGGGCATAAATACAGAAAAAATAAAAAGTACAACCGAAAGAGGGATTATCCGTTCAGCATAAACTGCCAAACCTGTGCACCGGCTTATGCTTTACGATTAAGAGGATTTAATATTACGGCAAAAGGGAACACTCCGGGTTCCAAACTCGAATATTTAAGCAAAGGACGTGCCTTTGAAGTTTGGAAGAACACAGATGGAACACCAGCGAAACATGTTAGTATAAACGACTGGTTGCGGTCTAAGGATTACTTGAAAATGACACCTCAAAGGTATATGGAATATTTTAACGAAGTCTGTAAGGATGAAGGAGTCTATGAATTATGTATAGGATGGAAAAGTGGCGGTGGACATGCAACTATTTTGCAACGGTTCAAAGATGGAGAACTGAGGTATATAGAACCACAAAGCGATAATTCAAAAGGCTCTGGAATGGAATGGAAAGATATCAAATATTTGTGTGAAATAGGAGCTCCAAACTCACACAATTGTAGAGGCATTATGAGAATAGATAACAAATTATTCAATCTAAATTTCCTTAGTATCTTTAATATATAAGTCAATGAAATCAAAAACAGAAGGCCCGGTTATTTCGACTGCCTCACCTCCCTTATATAAGTACAAAAATGGGAATCCTACAACGGTATCGTCCGGGAGACGAAGCAACCATGCTTTTTGGTTGTCGACATCACCTAGATATTCAAGGTGTCCACCGTACTGTTCCATTACACTACGAGCCTCGTTCTTTACTTGTTCAGGTATGTTCATAACATAATATATTAAAGATAATTTGATACCTCGTACAAAATTACGAATTATTCTTGAATTACTGTACCTTATGGATATAAAAGATTTTGCAAAATTGATAGAACAGAAACACAAGGAGCTGGATGAGATGATGCGCCGTAAGATGCCAGTTGTGGCTGGACGTATGGCCAAAGACCATTTTCAAAACAATTTCCGGTTAGGAGGCTTTGTGAACGGAGGACTGCACCCGTGGCCGAAGTCCAAGCGGCTCTCCTCCGGTAGAACCGATGCCGCCGGCAACTACGACACGCTACTTTCCGGTCGCAATCATCTATTCAAATCAATCAAATACATACCGTCTGACTACCGGGTAAAAATATCGAACGATGTGATCTACGCCCCCATTCACAACTGGGGTGGATCTGTCTCTGTAACTGTTACAGATCGTATGAGGCGTTTCGCATGGGCCAAGTACCGAGAAACCTCGGGCGAAACAAAGAAAAATACGGGGAAGAAAAGCCGGGGAAAGGCGACAAGCAAACGACCAACCAACCCACAGGCGCAGATGTGGAAAGGACTTGCCCTCACCAAGAAAAAGAAACTGAACATACACATTCCACAACGACAATTTCTTGGCGATAGTGAGGAGCTCAACGAAAAAATAGAAAAGAGAATCGAAAAAGAAATCAGAACTATATTAAACTTATAAAATCATGGAAGAAATTTTTATCACCATCATGGAGCAAATCGCCCGTGAAATGCCGGATCTGTCGCTCATCGACGAGGACTACGGCCAATTGGAAATGGGAGCCGACGAAGACCACTACCCGGTCACCTTCCCCTGCGTGCTGATCGGGAACACCGATTCGAACTGGCACGACCTCGGCTACGGGGCGCAGAACAGCGAGTCGTTCATTACCGTGC